CGAGGATGGCGTGCATCTACTTGAACCTCACCGGCTCGGGCGTGCGCTTCTCCTCAGGTCGATAGTCGCGCCCCTTGTCGCCGCGCTTTACTGCGAGGCGCCATTCCGGTGATTGCTCCGGTTTCGCGCTGGTTGCGGTTTGGGCAATGAACAGCGAACCGCCGTGGCTCACGCTATCGCCGGCCACATAGTCGCGTTGGGTCCACACACCGGCGTCGAGCGGAATGGCAGTCTTGATCTCGTGCGTCGTGTCGCCAAGCCTTACATGCAGGGTGCGCCCGCTGTCTGGCGACGTGATCGATGCCGTCTTGAAAACGCCGCCGACAATTGCAGTCACCTGTTCCTCGATATGGTTGCGCAACAGCGCCAGATCGGCCGCATCGCGTCCGTCGCGGCCTGTCTCGCCCTTGTCGCCGGGCGGACCTCGATCGCCTGCTGGTCCCGGCGGCCCGACAGCGCCGTTCTCGACCGGCCGCGCCTCGAGCACGGCCAGGCGCGCAGCGAGCGGCGCCACAGCCTCGGCCACAACCTCGCGCACGAACGGAACCATTCCCTTCGCCAGAACGGCGATTTCGTTGCGGTCCATTGTCGGCCTCGCGGTCAGGCGGCCAGCGCGCGATGCGCGTCTTTCAGAGCCATTGTAAACAGCGCCGCTTTTTGCGCGTCATCCATCTGTGGATCTGCATTGGTCTGATCTTGTTGCGGCGGCGGCAATGCCGGCGTGTTCGGCGCGAACGGATCGGCCTGCGCGTCGCGCTTGGCGAGCGCGGCCAATGAATAGTTCTGCTGCTGCAGGTACGGCGACTCGCCGCCCTTTTTCGGCTTGAGATCAAGCTTGGCGCGGCCCTCGTTCGGCGCCATCACGCCGGCGCCGACCGCGAGCTGAATGGTGGTCACCAGCGTCGTGCTGTCCATGCGCAACAGCGTATCGGTATCGAACTCGGTCCCGAGCCCTTCGCCCCAGCCGATGCCGAGCGCATGATCGTGCAGCTCCTCGATCTCCTCGATGTGCGACTGCAGCGCCTGCGAATAATACTCGACGTTGAGCGCCTGCACGTTGTTGTAGGACGGCAGCGCGCCGACGCCGACCTTGTAGGGCGGCACATGGTAGACACTACAGACGACCTCGGCCGACCATTTCAGCGACTCAATCATCTGGCCTTCGACGTGCGTCATCGCCATTTTTTCGTATTTCATGCCACCGCTCAGCACCGCGACACGGCCGAGATTGATGCGCGAGAAACGCGCCTCCCATTCCTCCTTAATGCGTTTTTCCTCGACCTCGCTCACCTCGCCGGGCGCGGTGAGCAGGCCGCCGGGCATCGAGGCATTCTCGAACAGCAGCGCCGACGCTTTCTGCGCGTTGAGACCGAGCATTGATGCCAGCCCGCTGGCGAACACCGGCGGCGTCCCGACCAGCGGGTGGAACAGGCAGTTGAACCGATCGTGGATGATCTCGCGCGCCGGCACCACGATGCTGTCGATGCCGGCAAGATTGTCGCTGTCCAGGCGGTAGAACACCGCGCCATCGTCGGCGACCAACGGCTGCACCCGCGTCGGATCGAGCACGTGCAGCGCCACCACGACGTTGCGCTGATCGCGCACCTTGAGCACATACGTGTTGCCGCGGCTCAGCTTTGAAAGCATCCAGCTTTCCCAGAACTGATTGCGGGTCTGGTAATCGTTTGGCCGACGCAACACCGGACTGAATGCCGGGTTGGTTGTCTCCGACCAGATGTCGTTGGCGTCCTTCTCGACCAGCTTGACGCGCAGTTTGCCGATGTCACGCGCGATCAGCGTCTTGCAGGCGAAGTCGGCGTGAAACGACGCCGCGGTGTCGGTGTTGATGCTGATGTTGCGCTGCCATGCGCCGGAGAACGGCTCGCGGATCAGCGGATACCAGCCGCCGCGGCCTTCCGGCACCGAGGCGAGCGCCTTGCGCGTCTCGCCGGTGAACGGGATCGGCAGGCCTAAGATCTTCATCGGCGTTTCGCCTGCGATATCTCTTGCTGCAGCCGGGCCACGCCCCAGCGACCGTCGACGGCAATCCCGAGCCGTTCGGCTTGCGCGCGCAAGCTGTCAATTTCGTTGCGCTCGATGACCGGCTGCGGTGGCTCTGGCTTCGCCTGGTCCGGCGCATAGCGTGCCTTGCGCGCACCGATCAGGATGCGCGCATGCATGTCCGTCGCATCGAACTCGTCGCCGGCCTTGAGCCGGCGCGTATCGTAGCTGTACGACTTGGTCGCGATCAGTTTCATTTGGTCACGTCCTCGAAGGGCTGCGCGCCGCCAGCCGCATCGACCGTGACCACGGTAAACATGCGGGTCGCTTCCTGGTCGATCGGCTCGCTGCGCGTACCAGATCGCAGCTTGATATATCGCGCCATCAACATTCTGTTCGGATTGACCGCCACCACGGCATTCGGCGTCGTATAGCCGAACACGAATTCCATCGAGCTTGTCCGATCGGGAGCACGCACGAACAGGTCGTAGTAAACGGCGCCATCCGGCGACGCCTGCACCGTAATCGGTGCAGGCGTCCAGGCCTCGGGCATGATAAGCCCGACCACGTATTTGCCGCCGGTATCGACCACGGTCGACAGCGATGTGCCAAAGCCAATGTAGGCCGGCAAGGTAGTGATGGTTATTGCCATGATTGTCTCCGGAAAATGAGGGCGGACCCGGGGGTTATATCCGCCCTCACCAATCGAGCGCCTTATGCGGTCGGCACCTCGCCGCCCCACGAAACGCCCGTCAGATACACGACGGCAGGATCGCGCCGCCGCAGCCAGTTGATGGTCCGCTCCGCACGAATGGCGACCGAGTTCGTTTGCCACATGCTGACCAACGTCGCCGGCGTCGGCGTACCCGAGTTGTGCGCCGGCGCATCAGACATTTCGAGTGACGCTTCACGGCTCGCGTCGATCGAGATCTCGCCATCGTCGGCCAGATAGATATCCGACGCATTGAGCAGGATCACGATATCGCCGACATAATCCGAGGCAATCACCGGCATGCCGTTGAGCGTCCCTCCGGTCATGCCCATGCCGCCGAATTCCGCCTGACCCAGCGGGTTCTGCATCATCGCGAGCGACACCGCGTTGTTGCTCGACATGATCCACACGCCGGTCGACGGTGGATTATTCGCCGCGCTGTATTTGGCATAGACCGCGCGGATATCCATTCGGACATCGTCCGCAGCCTCGCCCGCCGACGCAATGGTCTCAGCCCCATTGGTGATCGACGCCGGCGAAATACCCGTCACCGCCGCCTTCGCCGGATCGATGAAGTCAGTGTCGAGCCGCTCGCGCAGTGCGCCGGCCAGACCTTCCCGCACCAGCACGTCCGACTTTGGCGACGAGCTGCGAATGCTCTCTTCCGTGAGCGCGCAGATATTGGCGACCTTGAGCGGCTCGAGTGTCGTGCGTACGAAGTCGAACTTGGTGAGCGGCTTGGCCTTCCCCTCGCCGACCCAGTAGCCCTGGCCGCCGGTGGTCTGCGTGATCAGCGGCGTGCGGAACATCACCGAGCGCAGGGCCGGAATGCCACCGCTGCCGAACCGCCCGAGGATGGTCTGCGGGCGCAGATATTCGACAAAATCCGCCACCGCGCCGGTTTCCTCGCCGACCAGCGTGGCCGCCCAGTTGCCGTCTATGGTCGTGCCGGCCGGCACCGCGGCCTTGGTGAATTCGCCGACCACGATGCTGTCCGGGCCATAGAGATCGCGGGCGATATCGACCGCCGGACGGTACTGCTTGTGCGACAGCGCCATGCACTTCACCATGCGCGCATAAGCAATGCCGGGCGCAAGCCTCGGCTGCGACTTCACGATGATCGACGAGCGCGCTTCGGCGCCCTCGCGTGCCGTGTCGGCCTTGACCACCGGTTTCGCGGCAAACGCCTTCGCCTTCTCGACCGCACGCAGGCGCACGAGATCCTTGTCGATCGCCTCGACCTCGCCGTTGAGCGTGTCGAACTCCTCCTGCTCGGCGGCATCGCTGGTGCGATCCTCGTCGAGCGTCTTCTGCATCACGGCTTCCATGCGCGAAGCACTCGCTGCGCGCTTGTTCTCGAGAGCAGTGATCTGCTCTGCAATCGTCTTCATTTCGGTGCCCTCCTGGGCAATCGGTTGAGATCGTCCGGAGACGCCCGGTGGGTTGAGATGAACGACACGGTGCAGCGCTTTTTGGCCTGACGCGGCCCGCTGCGCAGTGTCGAGAGACTTGACGGTCTGGATAGTGGCTTCCGCATTCGCCGGAATGGTCACGCAGCTCAGCTCGAGCCACGACCATTT